CACCATCTAGCTTAGATGCACCACCTGCGCCAGACGGATTCAGGCACAGATGGATACGAACTGAAGTTTTAGGATTTGACGATACTAAAAACATGTCAGGTAAAATGAGATCCGGATGGGAATTGGTGAGAGCCGATGAATATCCAGACTCAGAGTATCCACAACTGAAAGACGGCAAATACGCAGGAGTGATCGGAGTTGGAGGCCTTGTGTTGGCAAGGATACCAGAAGAGATCGCAAAATCTCGTGAACAATATTTCAGACAACAAACTGAAGCACGAGACGAAGCAATAAACAACGATCTTATGAAGGAGCAACACTCAAGTATGCCGATCAATAGTGAGAGGCAGAGTCGTGTAACTTTTGGTGGTACAAAGAAATAATTTCTTTGTGATATCAAGTTCGCGATATTAATAACTAAAACTAAGGAGAACCATTATGGCAACTAACCAAGACGCAGCTTTCGGATTGAGAGCTATTGGAAAAGTGGGTCAGAATAGAGACAACCAAGGTTTAAGTGAATATAATATCGCAGCAAGTGCAACTGCAATTTACCAAAACGATCCAGTAGAAATGTTAAATACTGGAACGATTGGTGTCGCAGCAGCAGGTGATGCTTTATTAGGTTCATTAAACGGTGTTTTCTATACTGATGCATCAACAAGCAAGCCTACGTTCGCTAACCATTTAGAAGCTTCTAACACAGCTACTGATATTGTTGGCTTCGTAGCCGATGACCCTTACGAAAGATTTGAAATACAAGTAAACAGTACGTTTGCTGTAACTTCAACTTTCTTAAACGGAGACATTGTATACGCAGCTGGAGCTACGCCAAACTACATTTCAAAAGTGGAGTTGAACAACGCTACAGTAACAACATCAACAGCCCAAATAAGAGTCATTGGTGTGACTAAAGATATTGAAAACAACAATAAAGATAGCTCGACTATATATTCAGCTAACGTAAATGTTGTTGGAGTTATCAACGAGCACCAACTTAAGGGTACAACCGGAGTATAATGGAGGATAACTATGGCAATAAGTAGAGGACAACTAGTTAAAGAACTAGAACCAGGTTTGAATGCATTATTCGGCTTGGAATATAAAAGATATGAAAATCAGCATGCTGAAATTTTCGACACAGAAAACAGTGACAGAGCTTTTGAAGAAGAAGTAATGTTATCTGGTTTCGCGAATGCTCAAGTAAAACCAGAAGGATCTGGCGTAACTTTTGACAACGCACAAGAAACTTTCACTGCTAGATACACGCACGAGACAGTAGCTCTTGCGTTCGCAATCACTGAAGAAGCGATTGAGGACAATTTGTATGACAGACTTGCGTCTAGATATACAAAAGCATTAGCTAGATCGATGGCAAACACTAAGCAAGTAAAAGCTGCAAACGTATTAAACAATGCGTTTGATTCTGCATTTGCTGGTGGTGATGGTAAGGAGCTTTGTGCTACTGACCACCCAACGATAGCTGGAACTTTCTCAAATGAATTAGCGACATCAGCTGATCTTAACGAAACATCGTTAGAGCAGTCTTTAATTGATATCGCAGCGTTCACTGATGAGAGAGGTCTTAAAATTGCAGCAAGAGGAGTAAAAATGATTATTCCTTCTGAGCTTCAATTTACTGCTGAAAGATTGATGAAATCTGTAGGTAGAGTTGGAACAGCTGACAATGATATTAACGCAGTAGTATCAATGGGGATGGTTCCTCAAGGTTATGTAGTGAACAACTACTTAACTGACACTGATGCGTTCTTCATCAAAACAGACGTACCTAACGGTATGAAAATGTTTGTTAGAAGTCCAATCAAGACAGCTATGGAAGGTGACTTCGATACTGGTAACGTTAGATACAAAGCTAGAGAGAGATATTCTTTCGGATTCTCAGACCCTAGAGGTATCTTCGGTTCACCTGGTGCGTAATCACTAGATTAACTGAATAATTAAGGGCGGCTCTTGTAGCCGCCCTTTTTTTATGGTATAAAGAAATAGAATGAAAATAGAGAAAGAAGTAATAGGAAAAATACAAAAAGACTATTTATTTTTGGTTGGTAAAGTAAAAATAAATGCTGAATATTTTATAGATAAAATAAAAGAAGATATTAAATCTTCTAAAAATAACTACGCTACAAATGTTGTTGGTCTTATGACTGATTGGCGATATTTTTGTTCTGACAAAGAATTTATGAAAATAATTTATCCTGTTTTAGATAAAGTTGATAAACATAAATTTATAAGACCTTATGAATTAAGTCTTGCTTGGGGTATAGCAGAAGGCTTTGGTGGTAGAACAATAGAACACGCTCACACACCATCTGTAATTTCAGGAGTTTTGTATTTAAATGATCATCACCAAGATTTAATATTTCCTGATATAAACGAAAAAATTACACCGGAAGAAGGTAAAATTGTTATGTTTTCTTCAGAATTAAAGCATAGTTGTGACAGAAATATTACAGAAAAAGTAAAATATGCCATAGCATTTAATTTTAATGAGGTCTTTCAATACTAATTAAATTTTGATATACCATACAAACCCATGAAAAATTTCCGAGTACAAATCAGAGCATACGGCTACTACGCTGACTTCAATCTTTTGTCAGAAGATGAGGACAAAGCTTTTGAAGATGCACTAGTTGACAAGCTAGGAAAAAATGATATTGTATGGGAAAAAGATGGATTTATTAGTAAATCTAAAATGTGGTTAACCTATGAGGAGGTTATAAATGACACACGTTCAAGAACTCTACACAAAGAAGAGAGGACTGGAACTTGAGTGGTCGCAGCACTATAATCAAGAGAAAAGATATACTCTTGATATGGTGAGAATTGATGACAGAATTAGACAAGTCATCAGTCACATCAAATTAGCTGAAGCACAAGTTGCTCAACAGACTAATAAGATAGAAGACGCTGCACCTGACGTATCTGTAGCTACGTAACACAAAAAACGCTACATCGCTGAAATCGCACTTTCTTATAAGGTTCTCTTGCACTCTATTAAAATCTGCTATATATCTAAATCACTATACAATTAATTAGAACATAGACGCGTATAGTCGACGGCCTAGAGACTATGTTCGGAAAATTAGGAGGATAAAGATTATGGCAAACACTACATTTAAAGGACCAGTAACTTCCCTTAACGGATTTATTGGTGGCCCAAATGTAAACGCAGGAGACACTCAACAAGGTGGAAAAACTCCTTACACTGTAACAGATGCTAATACTATTAGTGACGGAACTAATACTTTAGAAGCAGCTGATAACCAAGGTGTATTAGTTTACGTACAAGATGGTGCTGCAGGTGCAGCTGTGTATGCTTTTTCAGATGGTACAAACTGGAAAAGAGTTGATACACTTGCGAATATTTCTGATTCGTAATAAATAATAATGTGGGTGAGAAACTTCGAGACTTTTTGATCTTGATACTCACCCACGCCAATAAGGAGAAAAAAATATGTCAATGCAAGGTGATGTAAAAGCAGTACAAGTAACAACAGTAGGATCTGTGTTTGGTGGTAGAACTAGATTAAGAGGATTAGTTCTTTCTAATACTACAACTACAACAACTACAGGATCTGTAAGTTTTAGTGATCAGGATGCAGTTCAGTTTACAGCTGAAGTTCCTCCAGGTGATGTTTTTTCTTTCAACTTTCCTTCTGATGGAATTTTGTTTAAAGGATTTATTACTTGTAACGCAATAGCAAGTTCTAAGTGTACTGTATTAATAGATAAATAGGAGGGTAGATGGCTAACACTACTTCCGGTACAACAGTATTTGATAAAAATTTTTCAATTGATGAAATCATTGAAGAATCTTATGAAAGAATTGGTTTAGAACCAAACGCTGGTTATGATTTAAAATCAGCTAGAAGATCTCTTAACATATTATTTCAAGAGTGGAGTAATAGAGGACTTCATTATTGGGAAGTAGCAAATAACTCAATTACATTAGTTGATGGTCAAGCAGAATACACAATGTTTAGATCAACAAGTGATGGCACGTCTGATGCTACAGCTGTGTATGGAGTTGATGATGTTTTAGAAGCTGTTTACAGAAATTCTTCAAACGTAGATACACCTCTTACAAAAATAAATAGATCAACATATCAAGGTCTTTCTAATAAAACATCTGAAGGAACACCTTCACAATATTTTGTACAAAGATTTATAGACAAAGTTACAATCACTTTATATTTAACTCCAGGTTCAACAGAAGCTGGTAATACAATTAATTATTATTATGTAAAAAGAATTCAAGATGTAGGTGATTATACGAACGCAACAGATGTACCTTATCGTTTTGTTCCATGTATGTGTGCTGGTTTAGCTTACTATCTTTCTCAAAAGAAAGCACCACAAAGAACACAAGAATTAAAATTGTTATATGAGGATGAATTACAAAGAGCTTTACAAGAAGATGGTTCTTCATCTAGTTCTTACATAACACCAAAAACTTATTATCCAAATGTCTAATTTTTCAAAAGGTAAATATGCAAAATTTATATCTGATAGATCAGGTATGGAATTTCCATATACTGAAATGGTTAGAGAATGGAATGGTTCTAGAGTTCATGTATCAGAATTTGAACCTAAACAGCCACAATTACAACCAAGAGCTCACGGAGCAGATCCTGAAGGTTTACAAAATGCAAAACCTGATAGAACAGAACCAGCTGTAGCTAGTATGCTACCTAGTAATCCAATAAGTACAACAGCAAATTCTTCAACTATATCAATATCGGAACCTAATAATGGAAGAGCTCTAAATGATATAATAGAACTTAGAAATGTAGACGGATCACCAGGAGGACTAGCTTTTACGGTATATGAAACTTCTTTTATTATTACTTCAGTAACAACAAACAGTTTTACCTTTAATTTAAATACAACAACTGCTATAACTGAAAAAGCAGGAGGATCGGTTGTAACAGCAGGACCAGTAACATTAACACCATGACATACGCAGAACTATTAGCAAAAATAAGAAATTACACAGAAGTTGATTCTAATGTGTTTACAGATTCTATATTAGATGGATTTATTTTAGATGCTGAAGAAAGAATTTTTAGAGATTCTGACTCTGATAATAATAGAAAATATGCTACAGCTACAATTGTTGCAGGTCAAAGATATGTAAATACTCCTGACGTAGGAAACACAGAAACAGCTGTTATTAGATCAATTCAAATCGTAAACTCAGATGGCGTAGGGCAGTCTACAAATAGATCTTTTGTAGAATATAGAGATACAAGCTTTATATCAGAGTTTAATCCAACAGAAGCCCAAGGTGTACCAAAATACTATGGTTATTGGGATGATAATGAAATAGTTATAGCTCCTACACCCAATGCAAATTATACCATGCAGATAAATTATATCTTGAAACCAACTGGATTATCGGCTACTAATACGACTACATATTTAAGTACGAATTTTCCCAACGGACTTTTATATGCATCCCTTGTAGAAGCCTTTGGCTTTCTTAAAGGACCGGCTGATATGATTCAATTTTATGAACAAAAATATCAGAATGCGTTACAAGGATTTAACATAGAACAAATGGGCAGAAGAAGACGTGATGAATACCAAAGCGGATCGCCACGTTATTCGAAACAAGGTTAAAAGTTAAAGGAGTAAAAAATATGGCAATAACACAAGCGGTTTGTAATTCATTCAAGAAGGAACTGTTAGAAGGAGATCACGAATTCCAATTTACTGGAGGTGATACTTTCAAACTTGCTCTTTTTGTTTCTACTGCTACATTGAATTCATCAACTACAGGGTATTCTACTTCAGGTGAAGTTAGTAACTCAGGTCAATATACTGCAGGTGGTGGAACTCTAGTAAAACCAAATCCAAGTACTTCAGTTGCATCAGGTGTTGCAATTGTTGACTTTAATGATTTGTCTTTCACTGGAGTAACAATTACAGCTAGAGGCGCTTTAATCTACAACACAACAATGGGTGGTGGTTCAAATACTACTGACGCTGTTGCAGTTTTAGATTTTGGAGCAGACAAAACAGCAACTTCGGGAACATTCACAATTCAATTTCCGGCTTTCACAACAGCAGCAGCGATTCTAAGAATTGGTAACGCGTAATAGGAGGAACCTATTATGGCCAATACTTGGGGCACGTTAAGTTGGAATACTGGTTCATGGGGTCAACAGAATGATATTTCTGTTACCTTAACTGGACAACAGTTAAGTAGTGCCCAAGGAAATGTTGGTACATCAACTGAAATTAATTCAGGTTGGGGTAGATTAACTTTTGGTGAAAATGCTTGGGGTATTTCAGGCGATTTATTAGTTACAGGTATTGGTTTAGAAGCTGGCCTTGGAACAGGCTCAGTTGTTATTGATGTTCAAAACGCAATCAATGGTCAACAACTAAATATAGCTCAAGGAACAATAACAGCAGAAGGATTAGCAGAAGTTGATTTAACAGGTTTAGGTTTAATAGCTCAAGAAGGAACAGTGGATCCTGGTCCTGATGTTGTATTAAGTGGTGTAACTTTAGGAGTTGCAGCTGGAAATGCAGATGGATTTAACGAAGAAGGTTGGGGTAGAACTCAATGGGGAGAAGAAGCATGGGGTGCTTCAGGTATTTGGGCACAAGCTCCTGTTACTGGAATTGGGTTAACAGCTAATCTTGGTTCTGTTGTTGCAACACCAAATACTTTAATTAATTTAACTGGAATTGGATTAGAAATAGAAGAGGGAATATTAGATCCTTCACCTGATGCTACAGTTACAGGTATTGGTTTAAATGTAGGTCTTGGTATAGGAACAGTTACAGCAGGCGCTGATATTCAGGCTACAGGAAATGGATTAGAAATAGCTCAAGGAACAGCTGTTTTAGATGCAAATACTTTAGTAGATTTAACTGGACAAGGACTAGAAGTTGGGTTAAGAAATGCTGTAGCAGGTGCTTCTGCACTTGTTTTACCTACTGGGTCAGCAATGGCTATTTCATTAGGAAATGAAAATGTTCAATCTTGGCAACCAGTAGATACCGGAACAGAAGCTTCTTGGATAGAAGTTGACACCGCCGCTTAAATTTTATAAATTAAACAAATAAGGAATTTAAAATATGCCATCAAGTTATAGTACAGATTTAAAACTAGAGTTAATGGTCACTGGTGAAAAAGCTGGTCTTTGGGGTGACATTACAAATACAAACTTAAACATTGTTCAACAAGCAATTGCTGGAAGAGAAGCTATTTCTGTTGCATCTACAAACGCTATTACTTTAGCGTTTACAAATGGTGCATTATCAAATGGTAAAAATGCTGTAATTGATATTACAGGTACACCTTCAGGTGATTGTACAGTTAATATTCCTGACGGAATTGAAAAAACTTATATAGTAAAAAACTCAACTGGTGGAACATTATCTTTAACAGTTAAAACAGCATCAGGATCTGGAGTAACTTTTGGTGACAATGAAAAAACAACTAAGATTCTTTACTCAGATGGAACAAATATTGTAGACACTGGTTTAACTGATCTTTCTTCAGACTACTCACCACAATTATCTGCAGACTTAGATACTAATTCACAAAATATTCAATTTGATGATGCTCATGGTATTAATGATGATTCTGGTAATGAACAAATTGTATTTCAAAAAACAGCATCTGCTGTAAATCAATTTGATGTTACAAATGCTGCAACAGGAAATGCTCCTAATTTATCAGCAACAGGTGGTGACACAAACATTGATCTTAATATAACTCCAAAAGGAACAGGAAGAGTTACATTAAATGGTAGTGGTAAGATTCAAGGTCTTGCTGAAAAAGTAACCGTTGATGGTACATTTTCTACAAACGTTGTAATTGATACACAAACACAAGCAGTTATTTTAAGTACAGCTGCAGCATCTGGTAATTTTAAAATTAATTTAAGAGGAGACGGATCTAATTCATTAGACGCTGTAATGGATATAGGTGAGTCGATTACTGTTGCATATATTAATAAAAACAATAACAACACGTGGGCTGCTACTTCTTTTGTAGTAGACAATAAAACAACAAACGTAACTATTGTTTATCAAGGTGGATCTTCATTCACTGCAGGAAACGCAACATCAAACGATACATATACTATGACGGCAATAAAAACTGCAGCTTCTACGTTTACAGTTTTAGCTTCTCAAACACAGTTTGCATAATAGGAGGACATAGAAAGATGCCAATTTTAACAACAATAGGTTCAGCATCAGTAAAAGGTTTCGGTTTCGGAGCTGGTGGTGGACTTACAGCTACAGGTGGAACTATCACAGAGTATGGTGGATTTAGAGTACACACCTTTACTTCAAACGGAACTTTTGAAATTGAAGCAGGCGACACAAGCGAATTAGATGTAATGGTACTCGGCGGCGGTGGAGGCGGAGGTCAAAATCACGGCGGAGGTGGCGGTGCATCAGGAGCAATCGTATTAACACAAAACGCAAGCGGACCCGCTTCTTATTCAATCTCAATTGGCGGCGGAGCAGGTTCTTTTGGAACTGGAGGAAACACAACTGGATTTGGTCAAACAGGCCAAGGTGGTGGCCGAGGTGGCGGATTTCGTCAGGGCGGCGGCTCTAGCGGCGGCTGCGGCGGCGGAGGGGGTGGCGAACCTACCTCAGGAGGATCTTCTAACCAACCAGGAGTTCAATCTCCGTGGACAGGATCTAGTTTTGGTACTTCAGGCGGAAGCGGCGGAGCAGGATCTCCACAACACGGCGCTGGTGGCGGCGGTGGCGCGGGCCAAGCAGGAACTGGAGGATCGGGTAGTACCGGAGGACCGGGTGGCGCAGGAATTCAAAATGCTTTTCAAACTGGTTCAGATCAATATTATGCTGGCGGAGGCGGCGGCGGAACTTGGCAAATGGCTGCTGGTCAAGGCGGTCAAGGAGGAGGCGGAAACGGCTCTGTACAAAACGGTCAAGGAACAGCTCCTTCTGGAACAGGATTTGGTTCTGGCGGAGGCGGAAATGGCGGCCAAAACAGAACAGGTGGATCTGGTTCAGGTGGAATTGTAGTAGTGAGGTACCCTATCTAATGGCTAAATATTGGGCAGAAATAAATAATTCTAACGAAGTCATTGAAACAACTGTATTTCAAGATGATGTTACTACAGCAGAAAAAGCAGCTGCTGTTAAACCTTTAGCTGATTCTAATAATCAATATGTAGAATATTTTTTAGATGGTGGTTCAAGAAAAATTAGGGCAAGTATTGGTTATACTTATGATTCTAGCAATGATGCTTTTGTAGAACCTAAACCATCTGAATCTTTTACTTACAATACTTCTACAGGTAAATGGGATGAACCGTCAGGAAAACCTGAAGGTTATTCATATTGGGACGAAGACGCTAATACTTGGCAAACTGCTTAATTAAAATTAGGCCCAGTTATCCAACCTACTAAAGCATCTCTTTCACCTTTTATTACAGGTTTAACTTCGTGTGGAAGGAAAGAAGGAAAAACAATTATTGTTCCTTGTTTTCTATTCATTTTTGTTTCTTCGTTTGCATCATATAAAACTAAATCTCCACCTTCATATTTTTCAGGATCTGTAAGTTGAATTGAAAAAGATAGTTTTCTAATTACACTACTAAAAAGTCTATCAGTGTGTTTAATATACTTTTCATCTTTACCATAAGTAGTAAATTGTAGACTTTCATAAATACCATAAAGTTTAAAATTAAAAAAATCTTTGTTTAAAGATACAATTGCATCAGTAATTTTTCTATATACATCTTGTATCTCCTTATGAGGTGTTAACCATCTAACTTTATTTTTTCTAATTTCATAATTTAATTTTTTATCTTTTCCTACAAAAGCTTCTTCAGGATCCATTGATTTTGCAAAGAATACAAGATCCTCACATTCTTTTTTTGTTAATACATTATCTGCATATGCATAGTGATGTACTTTGTCAGCCTCAAATGGCCAAATTGGACTTATCATTTATATACCTCTCTGTTTCTGGAAACCATAATATATCAATATCTGATTTCTTAAATGTTTTTATTGCGTCTTCATAAGATTCAACTAAAGCCTCTCCAGCAAGATTAAAGGATGTGTTTAATAAAACAGGAACATTAGTTAAATATTTAAATTCAGTAAGTAATTCAAAAAAATGAGGAATAGAGTTGTTTACAGTTTGTATACGACAAGAATTGTCAACATGAATTACACCCGGTATAATATTTTTTTTCTCTTTTCTAACAGGAAAAGAAATAGTCATAAAAGGAGATTCATTTAAACCATGCATATTAAAATACTCATTTGCATCTTCTTCTAAAACAGAACAAGCAAACGGTCTGTACCATTCTCTTTTCTTAATCTTATTTACTATGTCTTTGGCATTTTTATTTCTTGCATCAAATAAAATAGATCTATGTCCTAAAGCTCTAGGACCTGATTCTGCTTTTCCATAATATACTGCAACTGTTTTTTGTTTAGATAAAGCTTTTGCTATATCAGCAACACTACATTTTTTTCCAACAGGTTTAATTTTTTCTTTAGTATGATTAAAAAAGGTATGAACTAATTTACGAATTGTTTTGTCTTTGTTTAATGTTCTATGTAAGTCCATAGCTGCACCAAGACTATTTCCAGAATCATCTGCTAAAGGTTCAAAATAAAAATTTAAGTGAGGTAGCTTTTCAATTAAATATCCGTTTGTTACAACGTTCAATGCATAACCTCCTGTTAAACAAACATTACGTATTCCTGTTTTTTTAACAAACTTCTTAACTAGATTAAGAACCATTTCCTGAGTTTGTTTTTGAACTTGAAAAGCATAGTCTGCATATAAAGATTTTCTTTTATCAAAGTTTTTATTTTGTAAACCAAAATGTTCTTTGTAACCTACTTCCATGCCGTGATAATGAAAATATAAATCATCATTCATTAAGTCAGGAAATTTTTTATCTTTTCCGTAACCAGCAAGACCCATAGTTTTTCCATTTTCTAAAACATGTTGACCAATTAATGTTGTTGCAGATTCATAGACTTTGGTAATGTTCATAGTGCTATCACCTTTTACTTCTGCATCTTTAAATATTTTTTTCATTTTAGAAACAAGCTGATGATTTTCTACATCATGGTCTTGTCCTTTATTAACAAGAAAATAATTTTTATATATAGTTTTAAAATTAGCAGGATACTTACAAGTAAATACGGATTCACTTTCTCTCATTCTATCTTCCATCATTGCACCATTTCTATCAATAACAAAAGTTAAAGCTTCTTTAAAACCACTATTGTTAAAAGCTAAAGTTGCATGAGCTAAATGATGATCCTGACAATATTTTATAATTTGACAACCTTTAGGGTTTTTTATTTTTGTCCACATATACATTTGTAACCAATCAACACCTTGAGAATTTGGTGTTGGGGAACATATAACTATTTTATCAATTGGTGTATCTTGATAATTATCTAAAACATAATTTAAAACAGTAAGTTGATTTTCACCTAACTCATCTCTTTTTTTACGTGTTAATCTTTCTTGTTTTGAAAAATATGTAATTTCTCCATCGTCTAAGATGCAAACACTAGCGTCATGGTAAGGAGATATTCCTAATATTCTCATTTAAAAAAATTAAAATTTGTATTGTACCTAGCTGGTTGATCTGTGCACGTCGTGCTTCGATGAGGCCTTGCTGCATTAAATAGTAACATTCTATTTGCAACAGATTTTATCTCAGTTCCATTTTCTAAAATGGTTTTACCATTATTGGTATTCCAATAAAAGAGAGCACCTCTATGCTCAAAGTCTTCATCCACATGACTAGCATGTGTTATGATTTTTTCTGTTCTAGGATAACAATTCATTTTAATTCTTATAAAAGCTTTTGCATCTAGTCTCAGTGCTAGGTTCTGAAAATGTCCCCAAAAGTTAGAACAAGGAGAATAGTCTTGATAAAGAATATGTGTAAAATATATATTTTTATCAAAGCTATTTACTTGCTTTTGAAAAAACCAAGGCATTTGATCACCCATAACCAAATCTTGCAATTGCTTGAAATAGGTCTTATCCATAAAATTATCTATGATAGTAAAGCCTAGATCTTTTTTATCGTTTTCTTTCATCATTTATGATATGGCTATACTCTATTATATAAAAATAGTCTAGTCAAATAAACAAAATTAGGTATTATAGACAGATATGCTTCAAAAAATTAATTTTAGACCAGGTTTTAATAAACAAGATACTGAAACAGGTGCTGAAGGTCAATGGACTGACGGAGACAATGTTAGATTTAGATATGGTCAACCAGAAAAAATAGGGGGTTGGTCAGAACTTGTTAATGCAACTTTAGCAGGTCCTGCTCGTGATCAACTTAGTTGGTCAGACTTAGATGGTAGAAAGTATGCTGCCATTGGTACATCTAAGTTATTAGTAATTTATTACGAGTCTGCTTTTTATGATATTACACCTGTAGAAGCAGATCAATCAGGTGTAACTTTTACAACCACAAACGGATCAGCTACAGTAACTGTAAATGTAACGGCAGCACAAGTTGCTGTTGGAGACTATGTAAAATTTAAAAGTGTAACATTACCTGGAAGTGGTACGTCTTTTGTTGCAGCAGATTTTACAACAAATGTTTTTGAAGTAACATCTTTAAGCGGAAGTAATGCATATACAATTACAATGCCTTCAAATGAAACAAGCTCTGGCATATCTTCTGCTGGATCAGCGACTCAGAATAGATATGTAACCATAGGACCCATTGCACAAACTTCGGCGTTTGGTTGGGGTACAGATACTTACGGTAGTGAAAAATGGGGGGAAGCATCAACATCTTCAAATGTAACATTAGATCCTGGTAACTGGTCACTGGACACTTTTGGTCAAACTCTTGTTGCAACAATTCACAACGGCAGAACTTTTACTTGGAATACTATTGCTCAAGATGGCCCATCGGCAATTGATACAAGAGCAGTTGTAATGACAAATGCACCTACAGCTTCAGTTATGACTCTTGTGTCAGATAGAGACAGACATTTGTTTCATATAGGAACAGAAGAAACTATAGGTAATACAGATACACAAAATAAAATGTTTATTCGATTTTCAAACCAAGAAGACTTTAATACTTATACTCCAACTGCAACAAATACTGCAGGAACATTTTTACTCGATCAAGGAAATGAAATTATAGCCGCTGTTCAAGGTAAAGATTATGTGTTGGTTTTAACTGATCAAGCAGCTTATGTAATTCAATTTGTTGGACCACCTTTTACTTTTTCACTTAGACAAGTTGGTTCTAACTGTGGGTGTTTATCACAACACACTTTGGTATATTCACAAGGAGCTGTATATTGGATGGGTTTCGGTGGAGGTTTTTTTAAATTTGATGGAACAGTAACACAATTAGGATCACTCGTAGAAGATTTTGTATTTACAACTGGAAACTCTAATTTAGGTATAAACTATGAAGCTAGTAAAATTGCTTATGGTGAACACAACAGTTTATACAATGAAATATTTTGGTTTTATCCAAAAGCAGGATCAGCTCAAATTGATAGAGTAGTAACCTATAACTATGTAGAAAATACTTGGTCAACAGGATCTTTATCCAGAACAAGTTATCAAGACAATCATACTTATTCATTGCCTTATGCTACTGAATTTTTAGCAAGCACTGTACCCTCTTTTCCAGTTATTAATGGTGCATCAAATACATACGGAGCAACGAGATTTTGGGCACATGAAACAGGCACTAATGCTGTTCTTGCTGATACTACATCGTTTGCTATAACTTCTTATGTAATATCTGGTGATTATGATTTAGACGCGCAACAAGGTTTAAATGGAGCAGGTGAAAATATTATGAGAGTATCTAGATTTATACCCGACTTTAAAAATTTAGAAGGTAATGCAAAAGTCACTTTAAGATTTAGAAACTATCCAGCATCATCCGAAACAACTGATAATAATTATCCTTTAGTTACAGGACCTTTTACAATTAATACTACAACTGAATTTAAAAGCACAAGAGTTAGAGGAAGACAAGTAAGTCTGAAAATTGAAAATGATGGTAAAGACCAGTCGTGGAGATATGGCACTTTAAGATTAGATATTCACGCAGGAGGTAGAAGATAATGGGTACAATAACACCAGTTTTTCCAGATCCAGTAGATGAGTATAAAGTTGATAATCAAAGACAACTTATTGAAGCCTTGGATACTCTAAAAAATCAACTTAATTTTGGATATAAACAAGATATAAGAAATGAGGAGGACCAGAAAAACTGGTTTCTTAGTTAATGGCAAATTTTTATAAAAGCGAAACTTTTAATTTAACAACAACTAATTTGACAACTGTGTTAACTATTAACACATCATCTGTTGCGATAGTTAAAGCAGTTCAAGCTAGTCATGCAACAGCTAGTAATGTAGATGTAGATCTATTTCTTAAGAAATTTGGTGGTTCTGATGTGGAGATATCACATGCGGAGTTAAACAAATCCTCTATAAATTTAGCTAAAGATATAATAAATATGGAAGAAGGTGATGTATTAAAAGCACAAGCAGATGCTGCTAATCAGATCACTGGACAAGTAAGCTATCTTCTGATAGATAGATCACAAGAAAATGGATAAAGAAATACCAAAAATAGAAACGATAACAAAACAAACTTTTAGAAGTAAGTCTACGGATAAATGTTATGATAGCAAAGAATTGTTTTTAGAAAATCATTCTATCGAAGATTTAGCTACAGACACTACTATTACTGTAACAAACAAAGGATTAGATTTGTTACAAAAAGTAATGGGCAGAAAGTAATTTATGCAAGAACCACGAGGTGGTACTGAATTACAGTTTGAATATTTAAAAAAGCATGTTGATAAAAGTTTTTTAGATAAAGTTCAAATAACAACTTCAGTTCCAGAAAAAATTCCGTTACATCCAACAAAGCCAAACATACTTTGGCAAAAAAATTCTTATGATCAACCTAATTTAAGACCTTGGTTTTTAGATAAAAACAATCACAAAAAATATGATTGGTATGTATTTAACTCACATTGGAATTATGAACAATTTAGAAAAGAGTTTGATGTACCAACAGAAAAATGTTTAGTAATTAAAAATGGAATAGATAATATTAAACCTAGAGATCTTCAAAAAAAAGATAAAAAAGTAAAATTAATTTTTCATCCTACACCTTGGAGAGGATTAAATGTAATGTTAGCAACGATGCAACTTATAAAAAATCCTAATATAGAATTAGATGTTTATTCTTCTTGTGAAGTATATGGCACAGCATTTAAACAAATGAATGATAAACATTATGAAGAATTATATTCTCAAGCTAAACAGCTACCGAATGTTAATTATATTGGATATAAACCAAATGAATATATAAAAGAAAATTTACATAAATATGATATGTTTGTTTATCCTAATATTTGGGAAGAAACTTTTTGTATATCTGCAGTAGAAGCTATGGCAGCTGGTTTATACATTATTACTACAGACTTTGGAGCTTTGTATGAAACTTGTGCTGAGTTTTCAACCTATGTTCCTTATCAACATAATCATTTAAGTTTAGCAGCTAATTTTGCTTTTGCTGTTGAAAATGCAGCACCTAATTTAAATAATCCTGGAATACAAAAACATTTAAAATTTCAAATAGAATATACAAATCAATATTATAATTGGAATAAAATAGGTATGGCTTGGACTAACTTTTTGAAAGGAATACTAAATGCAAAATAATACACCCATATGGATTAACCAACCTGTCAGTAAAAAAGTTTCTATTTTTGTAGCAACACCTTGTCATTCAGAATGTTCTATTCATTACACTCAATCACTTTTAAAGTTTCAACAAGTTTGTCTTGGTCAAGGTATTTTAGTTAGTTTTACGTTGTTAAAATCTTCTTTGGTTACTCAAGGTAGAAACCTTTGTGTTTCTAATTTTTTAGAAGAATGTGATAAACATCCTTATACTCATTTCTTATTTATAGATTCTGATGTTGAATTTAAGCCAGAAACAATATTTAAAATGATAGAAAAAGATGTAGATGTTATTGCTGCTCCTTATCCAATGAAAACTATTGATTGGAATAAAGTAGAAAAGAGAAAACAACCCAATATGACCGGAGAACAACTTTCTAGATTAGGTTTTATTTGGCCTATAAAAATAGAAGGTAGTAATCAAATAAAAGTTAAAGAAGGAGTTGCTGAAGTATCCCACGCTCCAACAGGATGTATGTTAATTAAGAAAAATGTATTTCATAGAATGATAAAGGCCTACCCTAATTTAGAAATTAAACAACCTACGATTATTAACGGAGCAGAAGTTCCAAGACCTTATTTTTACAATTTTTTTGATACCTATCATGAGCCTGAAACAAAGAGATATTATGGTGAGGACTTTGGCTTCTGTAAAAGATGGACAGCAATAGGTGGTAAATGCCATTTATATGTGTTAGATGAAATTTCTCACGTAGGAGAGTATCAATTTAAGGGTAAGTTGATAGATGACCTCACGCTTGATTTAAAAAAGATTGACGCCAAACAAAAAATTAAGTAAAGTGGACGTTCCAGGATTCAAGGCCTGCCTAATATTTAGCTAAATTATGACAATATCAAGAGGACAGATGAATAGACAATTATACATGGGCGGTGGTATTATGAATGCAATGCCAAGAGAACAATATGGTTTGGGAAGCTCACTTAAAAAAGCAGTTAAATCAATAACAAAAATTGCAGACCCTGTTATACAAGCAGCTGCAGTTATTCCAAATCCTTATCAACCATACGCACAAGCATATACTGGTGTAAGAGCTTCTGGTGTTGGTGGAGATTACCAAGGATTAGATATAGGTGGATTTGTTCCAGGAACAGGTGGCGGACAATATGGATTAAATCCTTTTGCAACTGGAAACATGGGACAATCAGGTTCAATATTTCAAACACCTGGATTTGGACAGCCAACAATTAAAGACATAGCTATGATGAGTACTTTCCCTGAATTTGAAAGACCAGAAGATATGAAAGTAGGTGTTGATATGGGAAGTACTAGAAGAAGCGGTGAGGGTATCCTAGGAATTTCAAATGAAACAATGAAAACTTATCAAAATTTAATTGCATTAGCTGCAGCAGGAACATTAGCTGGTTTAACTTACAAAGAACAACAAGATTTAAAAAATAGATTAGAAAACGAATTTAATCAATACAAAGCAGAAGTAGCTAAATATACAGAACGATATAAAGATCCTTCTAACTTAGCTAGATACGAAGTTGAAACACCAGATGAACTAAAAGATGTAGTAAGAGCACCAGTTATGGATGGTGGTATTATGAATGCTAGAATGAATTACGCTATGGGAGATACTGCAAGCGAAAATGCTATGCAAGCATCAATGTATGAAGGTTTACCTATTAGACAAAACCCTAAAGGTGTAACAGAAATGGATTTAAGAGAAACAGGTGGATTTATACCACCAGTTGGAATAAAAGAAAAAGAAGATGACATTCCAGCAATGTTATCAAATAATGAATTTGTTTTTACAGCAGATGCGGTAAGAGGTATGGGAGGCGGAGACGTAGAAGAAGGCTCTGAAAGAATGTACGCTCTTATGAAAAAATTAGAAGAAGGAGGCAAAGTATAATGGCATACCCACAACCATTTTTAGAACCACTAGGTGAAAGACTTTCAGACGTTCTTGCATCAACTTTACCTGCAGAAGGTCAAGCATATGATGTAACTGGCATTACGCCACAGATTTCTCAAGTCAGTCCTCTTATTCAAGCAGCTCAACAAAGAAGTGCAACACAAGCTGGATTAGGTTCTTTACAATTTTCACCAGATACCGGAGCTGTTACAGGTGTTGGTCAAGGTACAGGAGTTGCACAATACGAACCATTTTTAGATAGAGCAGAAGGTTTATTAGATCCATCTGCATATCAATCTTACATGTCTCCATATCAACAAGAAGTTATCGACACGACACAAACTTTATTAGACGAGCAACGAGCAGCGGGAAGAACAAGACTAGCAGCTGAAGCTATTGGCGCTGGAGCTTTTGGTAGTGGTAGAGAAGGTGTACAAAGAGCTGAATATGAAAGACAAAGAGATATTTCTGATGCAGCACAAATAGCTGCAATAAGACAACAAGGTTTACAACAAGCTCAAGCTTTACAACAACAAGCATTAGGAAACGTAACAACACTTCCACAAATTCAACAACAATTAGGAAGAGGAATTACTCAAGAGTTAGGTTTAGCTGGAACAGGTGCTCAACAATATTCACAATCTATTTTAGATGCCAATCAGCAAGCTAATATAATAGCACAACAATTTCCATTACAACAATTAACAGGAGCTACAAATGTATTTGGAGGAATTGCACAAGGAACTCCAGGAGCTGTTTATTCTCCTCCTCAAGTAACTTCTCCAGCTTTAACAGCAGCTCAAGCTTTTGGTACTGTTTATGGAGGACTATCACCACAAGGTGGTCTTGGTAGTTTGTATAGGTAGTAATTATTATGTCAAGAATTTTACGTAGACCAATGTTTAGAGGTGGCAGACCTAACCCTTATGGAACAGGTATTACTGCTAACTTAGAAAAAAGAAAAAATTATAACGAAGGATCATTAGATCCTGCAAGAACTGCATTTGCAAAACAAGTTGGTCAAGCTGTTCAACAACAAGCAACGCCTGCTTATGGAGAACAAGTTAGAGATTTTTTAAGAGCGTTTGGTGCAAGTGCTGCACCAGCTGGTCAGTTTCAAACCTTAGGTGGAGCATTAGGACAAACAGGTGCTAACTTTCAAAAGATGTTTGAACCTAAAATACAAAAAGCTAGAGATCTTGGACAACAAACATTTTTAAAAACATTATCAGGAACAAGCGATCAAAAACTTTTAAAATATCAAAAATTAGCAAAAGATCTTTGGGCTATTGAATCTCAAAAACCAGAAGATCAAAGACAATTTCAAAGTTATGATGAGACATTTGAATATGTAATTAGAACAACTGAATTAGAAGGTGTAGATAAATCAGATGCTTTAAGAACAAAAACGATAGAAGATATTACAAAAAGAATACAAACAGATACTTCTTTAAACTATGCTGATGCTAAAGCTTTAGCAGAAACACAATACAAAATAGCAAATGATGGAGACTTTAGAAGAAAAGTTGGAGGAAGATTAAAAGGTCTTATACCTAGAAATTTTGAATTAGAAACAACTACAGGTAATTATGTTTGGGCAGCGCCTGACAGAAATCCACCAAGTACTTTACAACCAAACAATGTTTATTTAGATCCCGTAACACGTAACTTATATTATTTCGATGGACAGAAATCATTAATATTATTAAAATAGGAGTAAGTAATGTCTTCAAAAACAGAACTTGAAAACAGTAAAAAATTACCACAAACTCCTAACTTGGATGAACTTCCTGATGTTGATGAAGTAGCGATCGAAACAGAAAATTATAGTCAACCTGCCTTTAAACCTGGAGATCTTGATTCAGATAAATTACCAGAATCATATAAACAAGGAGCGCCTGTTTTTACTACAGGATTTACCGCAGCAGAAAAATTATACAGAACAATAAAAGGGGAAGAAGTTCCCTCAAATGAATACACAATATTAGAAACAGGTGTTATTGGTGTGCTTGATGCTTCACTAAAAATAGCAAAAAACGCTTATACTTTAACTGGTGCGATAGTTGATGCATTGGGTGAAGAGAATATAAAAAAAGATGCAGGTTTATTTGCTAAACTAGAAAAAGATTTTGATGAGTCTGTTTTTGGAAAATTAGAAAGAGGAGCAGAAGAAATTGCATATCAAGATGCTGTAGGTAGATTAACTTCTGCATTTACTCAATTATATGTTGGAGGTAGAGCAGGAGCATCTGGAACTTTATATTTAGGAAATAAAGCTAAACAAATAGCTAACAATTATATAAAGGCAGCTAAAGTAGGAAAAGTTGCTAAACCAAATAAAAACATGGTTAAAGCTTTAGAAAAAGCAAAAGAATTAAATAAATTATCAGGTAAAAATAAATACATAGCTATAGGTATTGGTGGTGGAATTGGTGCAGGTCTTGTAGCAGAAACTGAAGACATAGGTACGTTAGGAGATATAGAAGCATTAAATGAATTAATTGGTTTTGATTTTCCAACACGATTAGATAGAGTAAAAAGAGAAGATGCTAAAGACGAAGCTGTTAGAAATTTAACAAACAGATTTAAGTTTGGAGCTGACACAGGTTTGATATCTGTTGTTGTAGGCTATGGTTTAGGAAAGGTAACAAATAAATTAATCGAGCAAGGAGATAAACTTGCTTATAGTAACAAAGCTATTGATAGATGGATAGATAGATTTGCAGCAGATTTAAGACCAAGAGGGTTTAAAGAACAAAAACTGTTTGAAGGAACTAAAAAAGTAGAAGGTCAAATTAATGCAGGACAAGTTACATCAAAAGATTTGATATTAGATATAGATAAAACATTATTTGATATTGCAAAACGATCCGGTATTTCAAAAGGTAGTCCAGCATTTAAAAGAATTATAGGAAGAGTAGATGAACTTTTAACAGGAGGTCAAGATGTAGTTAAAAATAATAAAATTATATTTAATGGTTTTGATTCAAAAACAATGAAAGAATTTAAAAAATTTGCAGACGAACTTGATATTACTGCAAATGATCAAAAAGCTATCGTCTCCGATTTAATAAAAATTAGAAATGAATTTAACATATTTAAAAATGCTTTGCTTACAAGTAAAAATTTAAATGTTGGTTCAAAACAATTTAACGAAATAATGTCTGATCGTATGAAAAATATGTTTACATCAGAATACAAAATATCAACAGACAGAAGTATTTTACCTTGGGCTAATTATAAACCAGCTGAAGCCAATGTAAATGCTGTAAAATCTGTTATAGATAGATATGGTAAATCAGAAGGAGTTAAACTAGCTGATACAGAATTAGATTTAATAGTAGATGATATTATAAAAAACGTACAGATAGATGAAGTAACTAAAACACCACGTTTCTTTATGACTAAATTAAATGCTTTAGATGATACACAAACACAGCTTATAAACATTGCAGATAGTTTTAAAAAAGGTGTTTTCAAACCTGGTAAGTTAATAAAAACAAAAGATGATTTACGAGATTTTCAAAGATTATTTGGACAAAAAAGAGATATCAGAAACACAATTATAAACACTATAAATGATTTAGCATCGATAGTTGCTAAAGATGAGTTGTATTCAAATGTATTAAAAAATAGTGAAGAGTTAATTAAACAAGGTAAACGAGCAGTTGTGTATCCAACAAGACTACAGGCTATAAAAAATTTACCTAACCAACAATTAATTACTAGTAAAAATGGTTTACAAATAAAATCGCCTTTAGGTGAGAGTGCTTACACAAATCCATTGAATGGATATTTTACAAGTAAAAAATTTGCTGACGCTTTACAATTTGCAGAGAAAATACCTTTTGATGAATTTGCTAAAAATGCTTTTTATAAACATTTAATTTTAATACCAAAAGGTGCAACTCAAATATCAAAAACAATATTGGGTCCTTTTACACATACAAGAAACTTTGTTGGTTCTAGTATATTTGCTATGGCTTCTGGTAATGTTTTTAAAAATCCAATTACAGTAGTTAAAAATTTTAAACAAGCTTTCAATACAGTTCAACCTCAATTACTTTATCGTAATTTACCTAAAGATCAGGCTATGTATAAATTTTTATTAGAAGAACAAGTAGTAAATTCTTCTGCTGTAGCAAGAGATATTGCAGGAGTATTAGATGACATTGGAAAAGGTGGGGATGTTTATCAAAGATTTTTTGGTAGATTTGGTCAAGGATTAAAAAATTTATATACAAAAGCTGGAGACTTGTATGTAGCTGAAGATGATCTTTGGAAAATTTTTTCTTTCTTAGGTGACTTTGATAGTTATAAAAAAGCTTACACAGCTGCTTTTAATGCAGGTAAAATAAAACAAATGCCTTCAGATTTAGAGTTAATGAAGACAGCTGCAAATTTAGTTAGAAACTATATGCCAAACTATGGCTATGTAGGTAGATTAGTTCAAGCTGTTCGGAGATTACCTTTAGGAAACTTCTTAGCATGGCCTGCTGAAATTTTAAGAAATGGTGTAAATTTAATTGAGATCGCTCTTAAAGAAGCAAAAAATCCTATCACAGCTGCAATTGGTTATAAAAGATTAGCATCTGCAGCAACAACGATAGGAATTGCCATACCAGTAATAGGTGAAGTAACAAGAAACTTATATGGTATAACTAAAGATATGGCAGCAGCAGCCAGAGAATTTGTTCCATACTATTCAAAAGAATCTATTATATTTCTTACTCGAGATGAGGATGGTTCACTAAATTACATAGATGCATCCGGTGCATTTGTTTATGATACTTTAACTAACCCAATTACTGCTGCGTTAGCTGCTGTTGAAGAACAAAGAGTTATTGATCCTTCAAAACCTTTAATACCTGGTTTATATGAAGGTCTGGCAAGAGGTATGTCAAGATTAGCTAGACCGTTTATTGAACCATCTATTTGGTATGCAACAATGCTAGACATTTTAGTTAGAGATGGAGAAACAAAAGAGGGTTATAGAATATGGAATGAAGATGCACCTCAAGGAGAAAAAATTTCAAAAGCAGTTGAGTATACAATAGAAGCAACAGCTCCTTTTTCTTTCAAACAATTTAAAAGATTAGGTTCTGCCATACAAGATAAACCAGGACCGAGAGGCGAGAAATTTAATGTAGATGATGAAATAGCAGGTTTTTATGGTTTAAGAGGAGTAAAACTAGATCCAATGAAAAGTATGCCATATAAAATATATGAATTTAAAAAATCAGTTGCAGGAACAAGAAGTTTATTAACATCCCCAACAACAAAAGGGGGAGAAATATCTAGAGATGATATTATTGAAAGATACTACATAGCTAATCGACAAAGATTTAAAGCTATGAGAAAACAAAAAAATATAAATGAGTTAGCAAGAATTTTAGAAGTTGATGAAGATGCTATGAAAAAACTTTACGTAGATAGAGGAATTAGAAAAGAATTTAATTTTATGAACGAAGGTGAATATTTGCCATTTAAAATTAGTCCAGGTTATAGCAAAAAAGTTAGAGAACAAAGAGAAAAATTAGAAGAACAATTTGAACAACTAACATTTGAAGCACCTTTAGATGAAGAAGTATTGCAAATTTTAAATGAAATGAAACAGGATATGACAGGTATGTCTTTAGAAGATAGGTATCAAGATCAAATAAGATTAGAAGATTATTTAACTGGTGAAAAAAGAAGTTCTTCTATTAATGATATACCAACACCACCATTACCGGAACAACCACAACCTAACCCACAAATTGTTTCAACACCACCAATGCCTATGCAATCAGGGTTGACCACAACAGAAAATGCTTTACTTTCAGATGAAGAAAAAGCTATAAGATTAAGACAAAGAGGTATTGTATAATGACTAAAGACAACGCACTACAACGAATAGACTCACACGAAAAACTTTGCAGAATTATGCAGAAACAAACTCACGACAAGATTCAAAAATTAGAAAATCAAATTACTAGAGTAGAAAGAATATTATTAGTATCTATGGGAGCAGTCATCACAGGTATGGGTGGTGTTATTTTAGTTCTCTTACAAAAACTTTAAATCCAATCTTTTAATTCTTCACCCATTATTTCAGTAGCAATGTTTACTTTGTTACGAAGAGAAGTAACTATTTTTGTATCAATAGTATCTTCACAAATAAGATCAATATATGTCATAGGTTTTTCTTGACCAATACGATCTATTCTAGCTTCCGACTGTTGTCTCTTTTCAAGATCATAACCATTAGAATAATAAATCATTGTTGATGCACCTGTAAGTGTAATACCATAACCTCCTGTTTGAGGTGTGCCTACAATAAATCTAACAGGACTTTCAGGGTCTTGTATTTTCTTAATAGCTTTCTGTCTATCATCTGTTGATGTATCACCATAATATGTAACAACTGTATTTTCACCATATTTTTTTGATATAGATTCTACAATTTTTTTAATATCATATCTGTAATGTGCCCATATAACAGCTTTGCCTTCAACCTCTTCAAGAATATCCATTAGTTGATTAATACGATTGCTTTTTACATCTTGAACTACACCATCATTAGATGTGAAATGACCACAAGTTATTTGATGTAATCTCATTAATTGAGTAATTACAGTTGTAGACGAAACTACTTTACCATTTAGAAATGCAATAGCTTCTTGTTTCATTTGTTTATAAAGTTTCTTTTGTTCATCAGTTAATTCTACTGTACGTTTTGAATATGTTTTCTTTGGTAAATCTAAACAATCATCTTTTAATACACGATATGAAAAAGGTTTTATTTTATCAGATAGTTCAGGTAAGTTTCTATAACCAACAACAAGTTGAATCATTCTACCTGATACATTTACTTGTTTAGTAATCGCATATCTAATTTTAAATGTGTAGTAAGATTCATGTCCTAATAAAAAAGGACTTAAAAAATAACATTGTGCAAATAAATCTAATGGTGATTTAGTTACAGGCGAACCTGTAAGTATTCTTCTATATTTAGAATTAATACTAATATCTATAATTGCTCTTGTTCTTTTTGCTTGAGGATTTTTTATAGAAGTTGATTCATCAATTGCCATTATAGTTTTATGAGAAGCTAAAAACTTTTTTGCAAAATCTACACCTTTTTTTGTAGAAAATGCTTCTACATTCATAATCAATATATGAAGCTCTGCACCTGTAGAAAACATAGGTTTTAGGTCTGCAGCATCAGGTTTAGTTCTCCATAAGCCAACTTTCTTTTCTATATAATCAGGCATATGACTCGGTATTTCAGAGTCAAACCAATTCTTATAAACACCTTTTGGTGCAATAATTAACGCACCATCTATCTTGCCAGCGTTATAAAGCATAGCAATGTTATCAATTAATACCTTTGATTTACCTGTTCCCATCTCCATAAAGTACGCAAAAACTTCTTTATCCCATGACATTTCAAGGGCTTTTTTCTGATGAGCAAAAGGCTTGCTTTTATATTTATAATGCATAATATATTTTAACTTTCTATTGGAAGCATATATATTATGTGCTATTAAATGTCAAGAAGGATATATTATTAATGTCAAAAGTCTTTGTTATACAAGACATACCAGGAACTAAAGCAGGAGCACCCAAAATAAATATTATTGGGGCGACACAATTTGGACAACTTAAAGTGTTATTACCTGAAAACTCTCAAATTATTTTGAGTCCAACTTATGTGATAACAACATTAAAACAAAAATTAAAAGATTATACAGAAGAAGATTATTTATTATTAACAGGTGACCCAGCAATTATTGGTGTAGCTTGTTCAATAGTTTCTGATATTACAAATGGAAAATATAAATTATTAAAATGGGACAAACAGGAGAGGAGATACTATCCAGTTGAAATAGATTTATATAACAAAGGTTGACAATTAAAAAAAAATAAGTATATAGAAAGGTAAGAAAGTTATGACAAAAATTGATTTTGAAAATGATAGAATGCAATCTGTTGAGCAAATAGATTCTGCTAAACGATTATCAGATAAAATATTAGAACTAAAAGATTTTGAAGATGAAATTGCAAATGCCGAAGAGTCTCTAAAAAAATTAAAAGAAAAAGCAAGAGCAATTTCAAGCATTGAGATTCCAGCTATGATGGATGAAATGCAGATTACAAAATTAAAGCTAAAGGACGGTGAGGCTGTAGAAATAAAAAAAGTATACGGTGCGTCCATTCCTAAAGATAGACAAGAGGAGGCTTTTACATGGCTTCGTAACAACGGTCTAGGTGATATTATTAAAAATGATATTACCGTTACCTTTGGTCGTGGCGAAGATAACAAGGCAGCAACATATGCTAACCTTGCACGAGGTCAAGGGTTTGAACCTGTCCAGAAGATTGGAGTAAACCCAATGACACTCAAGGCACTGGTCAGGGAACGACTTGAATCTGGACAAGACGTTCCTGCCGACCTATTTAAACCGTTTGAAGGTAACCAAACAAAAATAACAAGACGTTAACTATAGGAGAAACGAGAAATGAGTAACGCGAAACAAATGACAAAGAGAGATGCAAATCTTCCATCAGCTTCATTATTTGAAGCAGATGCACAAGCTGGTTTTGAGAATGTGAAGACAGAAAGTCTGGCTCCACCTATCTTAAAACTTTTACAGAACGGTTCAGCTGAAGCACAGAAACGTAATCAAAATTATGTTGAAGGTGCAGAACCTGGAATGTTCTTAAACACTGTTACGAAACAGTTATACAATGGTGATCAAGGAATACAGGTTATTCCATGTCATTATAAACTAGAATACCAAGAATGGGCAGATTATGGAACAGGTTCAGGTAGACCCGAAATGATTTATCCTGACACTTCGGATATTCTAGAAAAAACTACAAAGGGACCTGATGGTAAAGATAGATTACAAAACGGTAATTACATCTTAACTGTTGGTCAACACTTTGTAATTATTATAGGAGACAAAGGTTCTGAAACTGCGATGATATCTATGAGTTCATCTCAAGGTAAAGTCAGCAGAAAATGGAACTCCATGATGAAGTCTATTAGTTTAGATGGTAAGAATGGTTCATTTACTCCACCATCGTTTAGTCACATTTATAAATTATCTTCTGTATTAAATACAGGTAAAGGTAATCAATGGTACGGCTACAACGTAGAGAAAGTTGGAATGTTAGAAAATGCTAATATGTATGAACGAGCAAAAAAGTTCTACGAAGGCATTAAAAACAAAGCTTAATTATATTGGGCGGTAGTAATGCCGCCCATATTAAAATGGAAAGTAAATGGACATACAGAAATTTAAAAAAATATTTGAAGGATCTAGTAATGCTTATGGTCAAACTCGAAAGACAGATGAGTATGATGACAGAGGTAAACACAAAACTAAATCAACAATAAAAAAATATCCTGTCACAGAAAAAATGTGGGTAGATCATTTAAATGGTGTTGATCCTGCGTTAGGTATCATACCCATAAACGAAGATAGTAAATGTAAATGGGCATGTATAGATATAGATGTTTACACTTTAAATCATAAAGAACTTATAGATAAAATTATTGCAAAGAAACTACCACTAACTGTATTTAGATCTAAATCGGGGGGTGCTCACGTATTTTTATTTACAAAAGAATTTGCACCTGCAGCATTATTTAGAAATAAATTAAAAGATATTGCAGCAAGCATAGGTTTTGCAAGATCAGAAATATTTCCAAAACAAAATCATATAAAAAAAGAAAGAGGAGATGTAGGTAGTTTTTTAAATCTTCCTTATCATGATGCAAATCAAACATTGAGGTATGCATTTAAAGAAGATGCTACAGCTATGACACTTGATGAATTTTTTAATCATTATGAAAAAATTGTATTAACAGAAGAACAGTTGGTTGCACTAAGTGTAAAAGAAGAAAAAGTAAAAGAAGATGATTTATTAAAAGGATCACCACCATGTCTAAAGATGTTAGCTAAAGAAGGTATACCTAACGGTAAAAGAAATAATGCTATGTATAACTTTGGTATTTACTGTAAGAAAAGATTTCCTGATACATGGGATACAGAAATTTTTGAATACAATAAAAAGTTTTGTCAACCACCTTTAGATAAAAAAGAGATGGATGAATTAATCAAATCAATTACAGGGAAAGAATATCAATACAAATGCAAAGATGAACCAATAGTTTCTTTTTGTAATTCTAGAAAATGTGTTAGACAAGAATTTGGTGTAGGTGATGACTTTACTCCTGGTTTAGAAATAAAAGAAATACAAAAATATACATCAAACCCACCTATCTTTTATGTAACAATAGGTGAAGACATTGTTGAATGTTCTGCTGTTGAATTACATGATCCTGATAAATTTTCTCTAAAATGTGTAGAGCAAATTAACCAAGCTATGTTACCTGTTGCAAAATTAATATGGAGAAAACAAATCAATAAATTATTACAAAGTGTTATACCTATTGAAGCTCCAGAAGCTATTAAGACAGACATACAATTAAAAGAATTATTAACTGACTTTATTACAAGAGCAAATGGTAAAAAGATAGAGGACATAAGAAAAGGTGTTGCATACACAGAAGAAGGCAAAAGTTATTTTAAATTTAAAAGTTTTTGGAATTTTTTACTTAGAAGTAAATCTTGGAATGTAAAATATGAAACTACTATGAGAATGTTACAAGTTCTTTTTGGTGCAGAGGAAGAGGTTGCTAAACTAGATAACAAATCAACAAGATATCTTATCGTAGAAAACGTTGAGATAGATAAACCAGTTATAAGAAATACAAAAATAAAAGAGGCGCCTTTTGCATAGAACACTTATAGCAGGTCCTCCAGGTACAGGTAAAACTTTTACTTTAACAAAGTATCTTGATAAAGAACTTAAAGAACATAAAACAGATCCACAAAAAATTATCTACATATCTTTTAGTAATGCTGCAGCTGATGAAGCAAACAGGAGAATAAAAAATAATTTATATCACATAGGAACTATGCATTCTTTAGGAACTAAAGAACTTCAAATAAATACTAAAACACAATTATTGAAAGGAAGTAGATGGAATAGTTTTAAAAATTTTTCACAGATATGTAGAGACATGTCTTTTGAATCCTATGTAAACGAAGCAGGTTATGTAGAATACATGAACCCAAATATGAAAGTAATTCAATATGCAAGATCTAGAAAACTAGACTTACAACAAGCAGCAATGGATCTAGATATCATACACTTAATTGATATTGGTTTTGTAGAACAGTTAAACAAAGACCTTATAAATTTTAAAGATGGAACAGGTATGGTTGAATACTCTGACATGATTTCTCAGTTTGTCGATAAGCGTAAATGTCCTGCTATCGATGTTGTGTTTCTTGATGAAGCACAAGATCTAAGTCCTCTGCAATGGGATATGTTTTTCTATCTGGAGAGCGTTTCCATTCGTTCTTACATTGCAGGGGATGATGATCAAACTATCTATACGTTTCAAGGTGCTAATCCTAAAATATTTATTGACTTAAAAGGAATTGAAGACCCTCAAATTAAATCAAGAAGAGTGCCTAAAAAAATACATAAATTAGCAGAGTCTATATTTCCATATATGTCTGAACGATTAGAAAAGAAATGGGAACCAAGAGATGCAGAAGGAAATGTTTATGAGGATGTTACATTAGAAGAATTAAATTTTAATTCTGGTAACTGGATGATTTTAGCTAGAACAAATAAAATGTTAGAACCTATAAAAGAATATTTATACGATAATCATTTAAGATTTGATGCAAAGAATCAAACTCTTTTACCTAAAGATATGTTAAATGCTTATAGAGTCTGGCATCGTTTACATCAAGGAGCCATTGTAAATAAAGAAGATATAAAAGATTTATGGGATTATTTAACTGTTAAACAAGGACACGTTGAAAGAGGTTTTGCTGGAGGAAAATCACTAGAAAATATAACTGGTGTTGATCTTGACCAACTAAAATCTGAACACGGGTTGCGAGCGACGGGGAGCTGGGAAACATTAAATTTTCCTGACGCAAGTAAAGACTACATTAGAACGATTCTAAAGAACGGTGATGATCTAATGAAACCAGCAAGAATAAAAGTATCTACAATACATGGTGTAAAAGGAGAAGAAGCAGACAATGTTGTTTTGTATACAGACATAGAAAAAATTATATACGATTCAGCATTAAAAGATCCTGATCCTGAGCATAGATTGTTTTTTGTAGGTATAACAAGAGCAAAAGAAAATCTGTATCTCCCGCAAGCAACGGGAGACTATCAATATAACATAGGAGGACCAATAGTATGACAGACGAAAGTATATTTAAAGATCTAGAACCACAAGAAAAACAAATAGGAGGCAAACATTATAAAAATTTTCACATTCAGCCGTACGAGTTTATTTCAAAAAATAATCTCTCTTTCTTCCAGGGCTGTGTTGTAAAATATGTTTGTAGATATTTGCAAAAGAATGGTGTAGAAGATTTAGAAAAGATAATACATTATTGTGAATTAGAGATTAAGAAATTAAGAGATATGAAAAGGAAGAAAAGATGAAATTAGCAAAAATGGATTTGATAACTATTACAATGTTTACTGCATTGTATTTTTATCAATGGATGGAATTTATTTTATAATGTTTTCAGTACAAACAGAATGGGATTGCCCCGAAAACTTTCCGGATTTATCCGATGCAAAATATATTTCAATTGACTTAGAAACAAAAGATCCTGATCTTAAAGCAAGAGGATCTGGTGCCATACAAGGTCATGGTGAGATTGTAGGTATTGCTGTGGCTGTAGAAGGATGGTCAGGTTATTATCCAATTGCACACGAAGGTGGTGGTAATATGGATAAAAGAATTGTTTTAGAATGGTTCAAAAAAGTTTGTGCAACAGATGCTGTAAAAATATTTCACAATGCAATGTATGATGTATGTTGGATTAAATCATACGGTATACCTATCAATGGTCACATTATAGATACAATGGTTATGGCCTCATTAATTGATGAGAATAGATTATGGTATTCACTAAACAGTGTATCATTTGATTATCTTGGAGAAGTAAAGAATGAGAAAGCTTTGAAAGAAGCTGCGGAGTCTTGGGGTATAGATCCTAAAAAAGAAATGTATAAACTACCTGCAATGTATGTAGGTTCTTATGCAGAGAAAGATGCTGAACTTACATTAGAATTATTTAAAGTATTATCTAGAGAAATTACAAAACAAAACTTAACAAACGTATTTGATTTAGAAACACAGTTGTTTCCATGTTTAATTGATATGAAGTTTAAAGGGGTGTGTGTCGATGTCGAACAAGCTCATAAATTGAAACAACAGTTGTGTAAACAAGAAGAGCAATTAATGTACCAAGTAAAAGCAGAAACAGGTATAGATGTCCAAATATGGGCAGCAAGATCGATTGCCAAAGTTTTCGACAAACTTTCCTTAGATTACCATACAACTGAGAAAACAAGCTCACCTTCATTTACAAAAAATTTCCTTTCCACTCATAAACACCCGTTGGTTAAGAGCATAGCAAAAGCTAGAGAAATAAACAAGGCACATACAACTTTCATAGATACAATATTAAAACATGAACACAGGGGAAGAATACACGCAGACATAAATCCAATACGATCAGATCAAGGTGGTACAGTTACAGGACGATTTAGTTATTCAAATCCAAATTTACAGCAGATACCTGCAAGAAACAAAGAACTAGGGCCAATGATTAGATCTTTATTTATTCCAGAAAAAAATCACAAGTGGGGTTGTTTTGATTACAGTCAACAAGAACCAAGATTAGTTGTGCACTACGCAGCAACAACAGAGCCAATCTGTTTTGATAATTCAGTTACAAACATAGTAGATAAATTTAAAGACAACTCTGTAGATTTCCACCAGACTGTAGCTGATATGGCCAACATATCTAGAACACAAGCCAAGACGATCAATTTGGGTCTTTTCTATGGTATGGGTAAAGCAAAGCTACAAGCTGAATTAGGATTAAATACAAAAGAAGAAGCAGAAGATTTATTTAATCAGTATCATCAGAACGTACCCTTTGTTCGAGATCTTATGAATTATACATCTAAGACAGCTCAGACATCCGGATCTATAGGAACACTACTAGGACGTAGATGTAGATTTAATAAATGGGAACCAAATCAATTTGGTATGCATAAACCTATGGACTTTGAAGAGGCAGAAAGAACTTATGGCAGAGGTAGAATCAGAAGAGCATTTACATACAAAGCTTTAAATAAATTAATACAAGGATCAGCAGCAGACATGACAAAGAAAGCTATGGTAGATTTATATAACGAAGGCATTGTGCCACACATACAAATTCATGATGAGTTAGATATTTCTATACAGTCAGAAGAACAGTCTAATAAAATTATTGAAATTATGGAGAATGCTGTTAGTTTAGAAGTTCCCAATAAAGTAGATTATGAATCAGGTAAAACTTGGGGTGAAATTAATGGATAATTATGGCATATCTAAACGCAAACATACCGGTAACTTATGCACAAATTAAGAGAGAATATTTATTTGACCTTAAAAAACATCATGGTGAAGTTGAAGACTGCATTATTTTTGGTTTATCGAGTATTACGGGGCACAGTATACTTTTTCATTGTATTATGGAAAATGGAGCTGTCTTCTATCGTCTCCCAATATCTGCGTTCATTCAAAGAGGCTTTAAGCCAGAAGACGTTCCTAAACGTAGACTTGATGAGTTACAGTTATGGAATTGTTTTAGTTACTATCCTGCTGTTACTAATTGGGATATCTTAGAAGGACAGGCCGGTAAATACATCGGAAAAGATAAAAAATGGCACCCTGGTAAATACTTATTTACGGTTGACTTTGCTCATCCAGAGCCTAATATATTAGACACGGATCACTCAGAGATACCGCACGAGCATAAATGTGCTCACATCATAGCCCTAGACGACGGGAATTATGCAGCACAACCTAACAATAGATGTATATGGGACATACCATCATTCACAGTGAAAGATGATATTCCTAAATGGAAAGTGCAGACATCTGAGTGGAATGTAGAAAATACAAGTGATTGGAAAACTGAAGATACCGATAACTTTTTCTACGAAATTGAGGAGAAAAAAAATGATTAATAAATGTAAAAATATTTGTTGCAAAACTTGGGACAAAGTTAAAAGTTTATGGAACAGATTTATAGATTGGTTTACAGCTGGTCTAGATAAGTAATGAAGAAACCTAAAAGTAAATTAGAGTGGTTTAAAAAGAATATTGTAATTGTTCCTGTTGTTGCAGCAATTATAGCAGGAACATTTACATCGGTAAGATATGTATTATCTTTAACAGACACTATTACAGCTAACCAAGAAACCATTAT